TACGGTTGATATTGCAAACTACGCGCTGAACAGCTTGGGTGCGAACAACATTTCAAGCTTCGAGGAAAACAGCAAGCCAGCGCGCTTAATCAACCAGAGGTTTGATAGTGTCCGCGACAGCGTGTTTCGTGCGCATCCTTGGAACTGTCTTCTGCGCCGCGCAGAGCTGGCAAAGGAAAGCGATTCCCCTCCTTTCGGATATGCAAATCAGTTTGCTTTGCCGACAAATCCATACTGCCTTAGAGTTCTGGAGTTTAGCAACGGAAATTTGTCATACCCGCAGGACAACATGTTTAGCAACACTGGCGGACCTGTGTTCGTTATTGAGGGGCGAAAGCTGCTTTCTGACGAAGGCGTTGCTAAAATAAAATATGTTGCTCGGGTCACAGACCCTCAAGAGTATGACGCCAATCTAATTGACACTTTGGCAGCGGCTATAGCGTTTGAGGTCAGTTACGCTATTACTGGCTCCAACAGTGTCAAGCAGATGATGGCGGCGGAATACTCTGACAAGTTGAAGCAAGCCGCATTTGTTGACGGCACTGAAGGCGCGCCGCAGCGCCTAGAAGCAAGCGAATTTATTGAGTCGAGGTTCTAATGGCGCGATCAGCTCCAGCGATTAGCACATTCACAGCCGGTGAGATTTCTCCGCGTCTTGAGGGGCGCGTTACGATTGAGAAGTACCGCGAAGGCTTGTCCGAGCTTACAAACATGATAGTGCAGCCTCATGGGGGCGTTACGCGCCGCCCAGGCACAGAATACTTGGGCGAAGTAAAGGATAGCTCAAGCATTACCCGCTTGATACCTTTTGAATTTAAAACAGCCGACACATACGCGCTAGAGTTTGGCGATCAGTACATGCGGGTTTTCCGCAATGGTTTGCAAGTTTTGGTTGATAGCGAAAAAAGTGTTTCTTCTATTACGCAGGCAAGCCCTGGCGTTTTTACCAGCTCTAGCCACGGCCTTAGCGATGGAGATGAAGTTTACCTTTACAACGAAGGTGGCGATATGACCGAGCTAGTTGCTCGAAATTATCTTATTGCTAACTCTACAGCTAACACGTTTACGCTGACTGACTTGTTTGGCAATGCAATTGATACCACAGGTTTTACAACCTACACTGGCTCTGGCGTCAGTGTTGACAAATTGTTTGAGGTTGCAACACCCTACACATCCGCGCAGGTAAGTGATGTGCGTTTCGCACAGTCTGCGGATGTTATGTATTTGGTGCATCCAAGCCACGCTGTCCGCACATTGTCTCGCACCGATCATAATGCTTGGACGTTTGACACTCCTAGTATTAACGAGAACAACACGCCAGTTCTCACTAGCGCCGACAATTACCCTAGTGTTGTCACGTTTTTTGAACAGCGGTTGGTTTTTGCGGCAACTAACAACAATCCTCAGACGTTGTGGTTTTCTAAAAGTGCTGATTATTTAAATTTTCACACTGGCACTGCTGATAATGACGCTCTGATCTACACCATTGCGTCCAACAAAGTAAACGCAATCCGTTACCTGTCAGCCACTCGAATACTTAACATTGGTACGTCTGGTGGTGAGTATGTGCTGACAACAACTAATGGTGGGCCTGTGACGCCTACGCAGACAGTGATCCGCAAGTATTCTAACTACGGTTGCATTGACAGCGAAGTTGTCCAGGTTGCTGACGTTACATTGTTTGCCCAGCGCGGTGCGCGCAAGGTTAGAGAGTTTCGTTATATTGGTGAGGTGGATGTTGCAGGCTATGCAGCTCCTGACATTACAATTCTATCAGAGCATTTGACTGAGGGCGGCATAAAAGAGTTTGCGTACCAACAAGAGCCTGAAAGCATCATCTGGGCGCGCCGCACTGATGGCACTTTGCTTGGATTGACCTACCGGCGTGAAGGAAGAGATTGTTGCTTGGCACAAGCACATTATCGGCGGGGAGTTTGAGAGCGGTCAGGCTAAAGTTGAAAGCATCATCACCTTGCCGACAGACAGCGGTGAAGATGAGCTTTACATGATTGTTAAGCGCACAATCAACGGCGTGACCAAGCAGTATGTCGAAGTGATGAAGGCATTTGACTTTGGCAGCGACACGACTGCTGCTTTCTTTGTGGACAGCGGTTTGGTCTACTCAGGATCTGCAACCACAACTCTTTCTGGCTTGTATCACTTAGAGGGCGAAGAGCTTTCGATACTAGCTAACGGCGCCACACATGCTGACAAAACAGTTTCAGGCGGCGGCGTGACGTTAGATTTTTCCGCTACAACGGGCGCCGTTGGGTTTGGCTACACCAGTGAAATGCAAACACTGCGCTTAGAGTCTGGATCTCAGGATGGCACTTCCCAAGGCAAGCCAAAGCGCATACACGACATCACTGTTCGATTCCATGAAACGGTTGGCGCTGAAGTGGGTAGCAACTCAGAAAGTGCGGATAGAATATTTTTCCGCGACAGCTCTATGAATATGGACGAAGCTGTGCCATTATTCACGGGAGACAAGGAAATCGAGTTTGACGGCGGTTTCGTTGACGGTGATCGCATTTATGTGCGGCAATCACAGCCCCTGCCAATGACTGTTCTGGCGCTATATCCGCGCATGAACACATTTGATTTGTGAGGTGATTGAGTATGTTTGAGATCTTAACGCTCGGGGCAACAATCCTTGGTGGCATGAGCGCAAAAAGCTCTGCGAACAAAGCTGCTGCCGCTGCCGCAAGAGTAGGTGAGTTTAACGCTGGCCTAATTGAGCGCGACATTGAATTACTTGAAAAGCAACGTGAGATCATTAACCGCAATGCAGTTTTGCAAGAGCGCGTTGATCGGTTTCGTTTTAGGGAAGCTCAAGGGTCTGTTGTCGCTCAATACAGCGGCGCTGGCATTGACATATCTCACGGCACTCCAATGCGAGTTATGCGTCAGGCTGCGCGAGAGTTTGAGTATGACCAGGCTATCAATGACTTTAATAACACGGTCACAAACATGCAGATCAACGATCAGCAAGAAAGTTCTAGGCTAAGTGCTGAACTGTCACGCATGGAAGGCGGGGCGCAGGCTGCTGGTCTAAGAGCGCAAGGCACAACTAGCTTGATCCAGAGTTTTGGAACGGCAGGCCGGTTTGCTTCCTCTAGTGGAATGTTCGCATAATGAGAATACCAGTTTACAGATCACAGGGCCGTCCAACTTCTGAAGCCCCTGGCGCCCGTATCACAGCTAGGATGAATGCCCAGCCTTTTGTCCAGGCTGAATTGCAGAAGGGCGCGATTGCAACAGAGGTTGCGAACCAAGTTGGTGAGTATGCCAACATGCGCTATAAGATGATTACCGAGACACAAAAGAACGAGGCGATCTTTTCAGCCAAAGAAGGCTTGATGGCTTTGTCTAGCCAGTTGGAAAAAGACAGGGATGTCGGAAACATTTTTGACGGTGAGCTTAAATATGCGCAGGGCGTCAAAAGCGTTTATGATACGATGCGATCTACTGTTGGCAAAAACAAATACGCGCTTCAAGACTTTGACAACAGCTTCCGCCAAATGGAAATACCTATCAAGTTTAGGCTGCAAGAGGTTGTTGACCTAAAGATTGAAAAGCGCAGGCAGGCTGCACTGAAGGCTCGGGAAGACCAGCAGGTTTCTATTTACTCCAATCCTTACTTGGACATTACATCTGATGAGCTTGCTATGGAGCAGTCTCAATTACAGTCTATGGTTGAGCAAGCTGTTAGAAACGGCGGTGTGAACCCAGAAATTATGGGCAATGTCACCCAAAAGGTTTTGTCAAAGGCTTTTAAAAACCTTGTTCCAGCATACGCAGGCACTGACTTAAATAAGGCAATAGGTCTTTCATCAGTTTTGAGCCAAATTGAAATGGTGCGTAGTGGTAAAATGAGCGCGGAAGACATGGTTGGTATTTCCACCTTGCCGCCTCATGTTCTGAATATGCTAATGGCTGTGCCGGCGGAAGAGGCCAATGCAGTTGTGCAGGACACAATACAGATGGCCTCTACGTTTTTTACCGCTCAAGAAAAAATAGACGATGAGCGGGAAGAGGAAGCAGGTAAATCAAACACAAAGGCTTTCAATCTTGTTGTTTCCTTAGACAGCACAGACACTGTGTCTGAGGCTACGCTGCGGCAGGTACTAGACCCCATTGATATGAAAAAGCTTTACGACAATTTTCAGTCGGTGCGCCAACCTGGGGAAGATTTGATATTGTCAGGATCTCAGGCTCAAGTAATTCTATATGAAGGGCTAAAGCGCCAAATGTGGGCTACCCCTGCGCAGCAAGAAGCGATGGAAGAAGCCATGTCAGTTTCTGAAGCACCTAAAGTTTTTAGGCCTGCCGGCAAGGGTGATGCTGAAGTGAATCATGTGCTTCATGGGATGGCTGAAGAAGGCATGTTAACAATTCAAGAACTTAATTCTAAAAAAGGCTTCTTGTCACAATCGGAATTTTTATCATTAAAGACAAAAATATTCAACGAGGCTGACGAAAGCTTGGCCGTTGGCTCTAAGCTTATTTCCAGACATTTTAGATACAATGCACAAATGGCAATCGGGAAAGATGACAGGCTTGCCCAGGCATCTAAGACAGCTTTTGAGCAGGCTGACTTTGCCCTTCTGGACGAACATAGCCGCAGAGAGTCCGAGGGCAATCCGATGACTCTTGCTGAGATTCGCGACTTTGCTAAGAAAAAAATAGATGATTTTGACGCTATCTACAGGGAAGAGTTGAGAGCCGAGTATGTAGCCTTCGTTGAAGACAGATCAAGAGATTTGATAGGATTTACTGCGGACATCTCTGACCCTCTTGGCTCATTAGATGCTTGGTACAACGATTTAAACGCAGAAGAACAGGCTAGAAGTAGAAACTCCTATTCTGTCTTCAAATCAGTCTTAAGAGCTAGATACGCAAATCAGGGATTGTTCTAATGGCAGATTTATTGGGCAACGACACCGACTACGAAATGGACAAATACCTTGAAGCTAACCTTATTTCCGAGGCTGGCATCAACCCTGCTATTGAAAAGAACAAGAAGAGCGTCTTTAACACCGAGACCAATACGCACGACATCCTTATGCCCATGTCCCAAGGCGGGTACATAAAGATTGGTGAAGAGGGCGAAACGGTAGATCCTCCAAGATCTATATTGATCGAAGGCATGGAGTTTGGCCCTGAAACACCTGAGTTTCAGAGCTACTACCCAGCGCCGCAGCCAGAGGTTATGGAGACAGCTCCGGCTTCTCTTGTGGCGCCGACAGCGGAATCTGCCCCAATAGAGGGCGCTGTTTCTTTTGCCAATGAGCGCAAAGCAGCCACCGGCGCCATGCCAACTATGGAAGACTTTGACGCTGCCGGCTACACACCTGACGTTGTAGAAGCCGCCGGTCTTATGGGGCCGCAGGAAGACTTAACTTTATCTCCAGATGAAATAGCGCGGAAGCTAGCAAGCGGGGAGCCTTTTCTTGTTTTTGGCGAGGGCGATCCTACGATGAGAGAAGCAGGGACTAGGTTTGTTGAAGACCTTGCCGTGCGACTTGCGACTGAGGGAATGAGAGCAGAGCTGTTAGAGGAGCAAGGAGTTAGCCCTAGTGTCATTGACGAGGCAGCAAACATAAGAGCCTCTGTAGAAGACGAAACTGATCCTAGTGTCATACAAGAGGCTGAACAAAGGGCAAGAGCTTTAATAGAGCAAGATGCAGCGCAGCGTAATGCTCAAGTAAATTTCCGCACTATTGACGAAACAATTAGAGCGGCAACTGGATCTTTGAGAAGCTCTGCAAGCGTGTATTCTAATGCACTATTTGGCACGGGAGAGACAAATCCTTTAGGGGTAGGTGTTGCAGATTTCGGAACTTTTGGGGCTTTGGACATTCAAGAAGGTTATCGAATGTTCAGCCAGAGCAATCAAGGCGCTCCTATTAGCCCTCTTTACGCGACAACGGGTTTAGCACTTGACGCCGCATCTTCCATTGCGTCAGCGTTTGGATCGGGTGATGGAGCTAGTGGAAGCTTTCAAAGATTGATGGGGCTGGGCCTTATGGCAGCAGGCGTTGCCGAGGCCACTGCTGTTGGCAAGCCAATTGCAGCTCTTATGAAAAAAGGGTTTAAAGTCTTAGAGCCTTCTTTAATCAAGGCAGGCGCAGAGGCCGAGCAGCGCATAGCGCAAGAAGGCTCGACAATGTTTAGCAACCCTGTTGGGCCTATAGTAGATCGCGGCCTTGCTGCGGCTGGTAGATTGGCTGCTCCAGATGTGACTGATGGATTGCCTGGGCGAATTTCAACCAGACTTCCTACGGCGAAAGCGTCAACAGAAGACCCAATGGCAGGTGATCTGATTGTTGGCCTAGAAGAAATGAAGGCTGATCCAAAACTATATGAGTTTAATGTAAACATCACTAAAGATTATCCCAACATGAAAGTCGTTGAGGGTGAAGGAGTTGACGAAACATCTGAACGCTTCATAGCTCATGTAACAGACAACTTGCTTCACCTTCACGATCAAGTCCCTGAAGCGACTAGGGTGAGGAGTCAGAAGTGGTACGATGGGGCTAGGGCGATTACTGATCGCTGGTCAAGCGAGTACAACGTGCCTGACACATCTATTGCTGGCGCGCTTGCAGCCTTGTCGCCTCAAAAAGATTGGTATCAAAACGTCAGCTTGGCGCAGCGAGTTCTTGATGTTTCTGTAAAGCAGCGAGACTTTAAATTCGCTGATGATATGGAACAAACATTCAGATCATTGCCATCTTTAAATAAACCAAAATATGAGCCTATGCTGGAAGCCATAAAGGGAAAATCTTACGCAGAAATTGTTGACGAAGATCCTGCGGTTCAATCAGGATTACGCGCTTTGTTTGTCAGGCTTTACGATCAAACCTACAATTCACCAGACTACAAAATTGTTGGCCCTGAAGGCGAGTTCTTGCAAACGGCCACTAATGCTGATGGCCGTCCTAGCAAAGCAGCTTGGGGGTCTTTAAACGAGATCGGCAAAGCTGTTGCGTCAATTGACGTTAACGGAGATGTGAGTACGATCTCTAGGTTAATGGGTGAGCGGCATAAGGTAAGAAACTTTTACAACAATATATACGATCCCAACTCTCCGTTTGGTGATGTAACAATTGACACGCATGCTGTGGCTGCTGGCCTTTTGCGCCCATTGTCAGGAAACTCTCTTGAAGTTGACCACAACTTTAAAAACATGAGCGTCAAAGGAAGAGGGACAACAAAAGGGTCTAGCAAAACAGGCGTTTCTGGAAACTACGGACTATATGCGGAAGCGTATAGACGGGCAGCGGCTGAACGTGGTATCCTGCCACGGCAGATGCAATCAATAACTTGGGAAGCGGTACGCGGATTATTTACAGATAAATTCAAGCAAAGCGCAAAAAATGTCTCTGATGTTAATGCAATCTGGCAAAGATACAAAGACGGCGAAATTGATTTGAACGAAACGAGGAGGTTGGTAGATGAACGAGCAGGCGGAGTTAACCCCCCAACTTGGGAATGACGATAGTGTTGTCGCGCTGATGAAAAAGTTTGGCTTGCCTATGACGCGAGACCAATACCTTGAATTGGCTTTCATGGGCGAAACAGTAGAATTGGGCGCAGAAGAAGAAGTTGGAATCCCTGAGCAGTTTCAAGAGAAGTGAAGTAAATGGCATTTGATCCAAACCAGGTAGCACAAGAGCAAGAAGCCAAGCAGCGCATCACTGCGGTTGGTCAGCCAACTGAGTTTGCCCAAGGCCCAGAGCAAGAAGGTGTGCAGGTCGCAGGAGTTGGCGAGTTGTTCAAACTTCTGAACAAGCTTGATCCGAATGTGCGTCCTAACCCCCCTAAGCCCAAGCCTGTCGGCCCTGAAGCTGCGCGCGTAATGACGCCTGACGAAATTGCGGCAACGCCGGCGTTTGATCCGTCCGTTGCCCCTCGGATGCCCACGCCACAAGAGGCAGGCTTAGTCCCAGATCAAGGTGCATTCTCCGAAAGCGCAACCAAGCGCGCTCTTGCCGGCCAGGTTCTTAGTCCAGAAGGCGTGGCAAAGTTTGAAGAGCGAGGCCTCAAGGCGCCTGGGATTAACGAACAAGCTCCAACAGATGTGCTGCAAGACGCGCAAACTGCTTTGGCTGATGACGCTGCCGAAGCAGAGCTGGCCGCGACTAATGTTAGGAAAGACGCACAAAAAGCTCTTAACGCAGAGGTTAGAGGCTTCAAGCCTGAAACAGGCACTGCTTCTGATGAGGTTGCCCAAGCAGTTCTAAGTCGCCTTGATGTAAAAGCAAATAACATTAAATCCCTGCAAGACGGCGGTGATTTTAACTTTGATTACATTGACACTTCTGATGATGTCTTGGCTGTAATTACAGCAATTGGTGATAACTTTAAAGGCGAGACAGCCACTATAACCAGAGGCACTATCTCTAATAAAGAAACAGCCAGAGCCGCTGCGGGGCTGGTTGCTGATGAGATTGGCCTGACGCGCAGCCTTCTTACTCGCAGAATAGGCGAAGGCGGCATGACCGCAGAGATGTTTGTTGCATCTCGGGAGCTTCTTGTAAGAAGTGCGACGAAGCTTGAAGAGCTGGCAACGCTAATCAAAACAGGACAAGGCACAGACGCAGACAGGCTTCGCTTCCGCAGGCAGCTTGCCATTCACAGCGGTATTCAGTTGCAGCTCAAGGGCGCTCAGACAGAAGCGGCTCGGGCATTACAATCATTTCAGATCCGAGTTGATGGGGAGCTAGATGCCACACGCTTTGGCGAAGAGGCCACAAGGCTGCTTTCGGAAAGTGGAGCCGCTGGGGCCACAGACGCATTGGCCTCTGCTTTATTAAAGTCTGCAAAGGAAAATGGTTTGCAGGGTGTTAACCAGGTTGCCAATGTTGGCAAGTACGCCAAAACAAAGCAGATGGTGCATGAGGCTTATTTGGCTGGCTTGTTGTCATCACCGGCCACTCAGATGAAAAACGTGATTGGCACTACCTCTTTTATGTTGTTCCAGCTTCCAACTGAAGTGATGGCCGGCATGTATGGCAGTGTTGTCCGAGCAGCGCGCAAGCCTTTTGGCGAAGCGTATATGCCTATCAGTGAAGATCAAGTTTACATGGAAGACGCTCTTCTCCGGCTGAAAGGATGGTCGGATGCCTGGGGTGACGCAATGAAAGCGGCGTCAATTGCTTGGCGGACTGAAATGCCGTCTGGAGCAAGCAAGTTAGATATTGAAAATTACGCAGCTACTTCTGGGTCTGACAGCAGTTTCTTTGGCAGATCTCTTGATGAGCTGGGCAAGCGGATGCGGATACCATTTCGTTTGTTGCTTTCGGCTGATGAGTTCACCAAAACAATTTCTCAACGCGGCGAGTTTTACACATCTATAAACAAGCGTTATCAGCATTCTTTGCGCAGAGGGATGAGTGAGCAAGAGGCTTTGGATGAGGCCGGCATGATGCTGCTTGACCCTGGCTCAGTTGCAGACGATTTAAATTACAAGGCAAAGTTTGATACGCTGCAATCTGATCTAGGAACTTTTGGTGAGGTTGCTGGAAAATTGCAGCGCACTTTATTAGGCAGATTTATTATGCCGTTTGTAACTGCTCCGACAAATGCGTTGCTTCGTACAATGGAATATGTCCCAGGCATGCCGACCAAATCTCTAACAGACTTGCTTGGAAAGAACGGGCCTCGAGCGCAGCAGCTTGCCGCTGGCAGATATACAGTTGGCAGTGCTGTTATGTTTCAGACAGCACAATACGCACAGGATGGCCGCATCACTGGCGGCATGCCAAGCGATCAAAAGTCTCGGGACGCCCTGCCGCCTGGCTGGCAACCTTACAGCTTTGTCTTAAAAGGCGAAGGGTTCCCAGAGGATATGCCCCTTTACGATCCTTTTGGCGCTCCCAATGGCCCCCTACTGTATGTAAGCTTCCAAGGGTTTGAGCCGGTTGGTGGCTTGCTTGCGATTACGGCTGACGCTGTTCAAAGAGCAAACATGACAAGCGACCCTGAGTTGCAGAAGAACTATTTGCAGGCAGCGGTTTTATCAACAATGGATTATTACAAAGAGCTGCCCATGTTGCAGGGGGTTGCTGATGTGACTGCCTTTATGGATGGTTACGATGCGGCCAAAATTTCACGCAGCTACGCAGAAAGCGCAAGCCCAATTGGCGTTCCGAACCCATTAAGCTCATTGCAGCGCATGTTTGCGCGCCTTGCTGATCCAACAAGGGTCAAGCCAAGAGAAGACATTGAGTATTATACAATTGAAGATGTAACAAAGACTGTGATTGACGAAGATGGAAACGAGTCTTTTGCATATTCACTTGCAGACGGGACGCCAAACTATGCTATTGTCGGGACGCCGAAGGGCGACCTGGGGACGAAGTTTCGGGAATATGTCACAGAGATCAGCGCGCTACAATCCAAGGACAGCTTCATTCGGGATGAGCGCGACTTAAACGCTGTTGTCTATGATACGCTAGGCAACGAAAAAGGATCGGACGAATTTAGCTTTGCCGCCAACCCAGGCGCCGCGTTGTTTAGCAACATATCAGGCCTTCGCTTGAAGCGCGGTGAGGAGCTGGAAGACTATGAAAAAGAGCTGATCCGATTGCAGCGCATAACAAACAAATGGCCTTTGACTAACCCACAAAAAATGGGCCAAATCAAACTCAGCTACGGCATGCAGTCTGACTTGGTAAATCTGGCAAAAAATGAAATTACACTTAACACAGTGGGGTTTGGGGTGTTGAACTTCAGGCAAACAATCATGGCTCTTACTGGATCTAGAGAATATCAAGGCCTTCCAGATAAAGTAAAAGTAAACGAGCTTCGTAAAATAAACCAGAAATTTATAGAAGCAGGGTTCTTAGCGTTGCTTGAAAACCCAGAATATGCAAATATGCGGCAAGCATATGAGCAGGTCGAGCAGTTAAAAAACGAGGGTCGTAGATAATGACAGTATCGAGCAGCACAAACCGAGCAAGTTATAGCGGCAATGGGTCGCTTGCGACCTTTGCGTATGGCTTCAAGGTTTTCGACCAGGACGATCTGACGGTTATCCTTCGAGCCAGCAACGGAACCGAAACAGTACAGACGATTGTAACTGACTACACTGTAACGGGCGTAGGCGATGTCGGGGGCGGCAACGTAGTGTTTGGCACGGCACCGGCGTCTGGCGTCACTGTTGTCATTATTCGAGAGCAGCCCCTCACTCAAGGACTTGACCTGGTTCCCAATGACCCGTTTCCTGCGCAAAGCCTAGAAGAGAGCTTGGACAAGCTTACATTTGTTGACCAAAGATTAAGTGAGTCTATAGATCGCGCGCTGACTTTCAGTGTCGGTGACTTTGTTACTGACGCGACACTGCCTTTTAAAGAGCAGCGTGTTGGTAAGGTTTTAGCATTTAACGAGACAACCGGCGACCCAGAGGCGGGGCCAACGATTGCAGACGCGCAGTCCATTGCAAATGTTTCAGCCGATATTGCGTTGCTTGCTGACATCCAAGACGGAACTACAGCGACTGACGCAATTACAAACGTAAATACAATCCGCACTGATGTAACTACAGTTTCGGGCATATCTGCTAATGTAACAACTGTTGCTGGTGTGTCTGCCAATGTAACTACGGTGGCGGGTGTCTCAGCGAATGTTACAACGGTAGCTAGTGTATCAAGCGAAGTGGCAACTCTTGGCCCAATCGCAACTGACATTACAGCAGTGGCGTCAAACAACACTAATGTGACAACCGTTGCAACAAACATTAACGCAGTAAACACTGTTGCTTCCAACATTACCAATATCAACACAGTGGCTAACGATTTGTTAGAGGCTGTGTCGGAGATTGAAACTGTTGCTAACGATCTTAATGAGGCGACAAGCGAGATTGAGGTTGTTGCGAATAACATTGCTAACGTAAATACAGTCGGGACAATCAGCGGCAACGTGACCACAGTGGCGGGAATATCCGCAGACGTTACAGCCGTGGCGGCGGATGCAAGCGACATTGGTGTCGTGGCGACAAACATTGTAAACGTAAATGCTGTTGGAGGCATCTCAGGCAATGTAACAACTGTAGCTGGTATTAGCTCTGATGTAACAACTGTAGCTGGGATTAGTGCCGACATTAGTACGGTCGCCAACACAGACCTAACTGCGGTAATTAATAACTCAGCAAACATTGCAACGGTAGGGACTAACATTGCTAACGTAAACACGGTGGCAACTAATGTTTCTTCAGTCACAAACGTAAGCAACAACATAAGCTCAGTTAATAGTTTCTCTTCTCAGTACACTATCTCAGCCTCTGAACCCTCTTCTCCTAATGAGGGATTGCTTTGGTTCGACTCATCAACAGACACGATGAAAGTTTACAACGGCAACTCGTTCCAAAATGCTGGCAGTTCTGTAAACGGTACAAGCTCACGCGGTTCCTTCACAGCAACGGCAGGGCAGACTTCGTTTGCAACTACAGGATACGATAGCGGTTACATTGATGTGTATTTGAACGGCGTGAAGCTAATTGGAGGCACTGATTTTACTGCGACAGATGGCGTTAACTTTGTTCTTACTACTGGCGCTGCGCTTAACGACACTCTGGACTACGTTGCCTACGGAACATTTAATCTTGCAGACGTATATACCAAGACAGTTTCTGATGCTCGCTACTTACCACTGACAGGCGGTACGGTATCAGGTGGTTTGGTCGTAAGTGGCAACCTTACAGTCTCTGGAACTACTACAACGGTTAACAGCACTACGCTTGATGTCGCTGACAAGAACATAACCATTGCTAACGGCGCGGCTGACGCAACGGCAGCTAATGGTGCGGGTATTACTGTTGATGGGGCTAGTGCTACGTTTAACTATGCGGCTACTGGCGACAAGTGGACGATGAACAAGCCGCTCGATGTAACTGGTACTGTCAACGCTACAGCATTTACAGGTGATGGTTCTGGCCTAACAGGCGTAGGCTTTACGACAAACGTAGTCACCACCAGTACAACAGCGACTAAAGACAACCACTATTACCTCAACGGTGCAACACTGACACTTACACTTCCAGCCTCTCCTAGCGTAGGCGATGAGGTTCGCCTCAGTGAAGTAGCTGGCAACACAGATTGTATTGTGGGGCGCAACGGCAGCAACATCATGGGTGATGCTTCAGACTTAACAATAGATTCAGCCTATCTCGTACTGTCCTTGAGATATGTCGATGCGACTATCGGCTGGGCATTCTCATAATTAGAAGGTGATATAAAATGGGTACAACAAGTTCTTTCTTTGGCGGCGGCGGTGGCGGTGGTGACCCCCAAGCTAACTTTCAAGCTGGTTCTAACGTAGCTAATGGAGATTTAGTCTCTTTAAAGGCTAATGGAACTATTGAGCCTGTGACTTCTGTAGCTAATGCAGCAGATTTTACTAAGAGTGATAACGGAACAAAGATTGTTGATGATGGCTCACCTAACTATTCACAAACAAGTAAATGGAGCATCTACAATACTACGATAGATAAGTATTTCTTTGCGTGCAAACGAGATAGCGGTGCTTATAATGATCTATATTTAGGAACGTATAACGATAGCACTGAAGAGTATAGCCTTACTTTTAGGGGTCAGATTGGTAGTACCTATGCTAACATGATGGCTAGAAAGTTCTCAGTTAGTGAGGGTATTTTGTATGCTTATGTAAAAAGTAATGGCTATTTGTATTTAAGAGGTTTTTATTGGGATGGCTCTACCTATTCTATAGGCATTGATACTTACGCTGGCTCAAACTCAATATCCACTTCTAGTGTTTACATAAATCCAAATGGGGAAGGGAGCAGCTCTCTTGCAACTGGTGCGATAACTAATAGTTATGTTTCAATAACACATGCGACTTGGGACGGAACTAGCTCTGCTCCAACAGTTTCTCATGATTTAGACAACACTTCCAGCGGTAGAAAATGGACTGCAGGTGGAACCAGTTGGTCTTCGAACTCTTTGGTAGGCAGGCACGTTAAGGGTGATGTTCATGTGTTTGCCGCTGACGAGGCCAACTCCTTAACTTTATTTGCTTGTGAAGTTAACAGTAGTAGCACAACTTACGGCGCTAAGAATCAATTAGGTATTCCTGTAGGGTCTGCTTATAAAAGTGTAGAGTATGACACTGATACAAATATGGGCGTAGTTTCATACTACACTAACACAGGTGTAACTAACGCTCTGGCGTTTAGTGTAGACACTAACACACTAGCCGTTACAACTTATCCCCTTTCAGGTATTTCTTTTTCTGGAGCGTCAGCGGCTGTAGGATATAGCCCTACCGCAAAGCTATGGCAGGTTATGCGTGGTAGCTCACCCGGTGAAGTTTATTACTTTACTTTAGCTTCTGATGGAACCCAAGGCACAGTTAATTCTTCTAATCTCCACCCTTCTGCCTCCATACAGCCTGAGCATGGGTCTTTGTCTCCTAAAACAGGTACAAATTCTATGATTGTTCTGTTTAACTCAGGTAACAATCCTACAAGTAACTATGTAAATACTGCTAATCATACATATATAACTCAGTATGATTTACCTTTTGTTGAGACAAATATAGACACGCACTTTGGTGAGGCAAAAGAAGCTATCTCTAGTGGTTCGGTTGGGCCTGTAGCTATTAGCAATAGGTCTAATGATATATCTGGATCATCCTTTCAAAAGGGCCAGAAGCTATTTGCTAACCCAAGCGGCACAGCTTTAGCTACATCAGGTACATATCGTGTTGGCTACGCATCAGACGCTGACACTGTTATAGTTACAGGAGACCCAAGCTAATGACAAAAGCAAGAGACCTAGCAGACTTCATAAGCACTGGCGCAGGGACAGGTATCCTTGCTGATGGGGCTATCAGTGTCGCAGAAGTGACAGGGCTAACCACTGAGCTTGATGCAAAGGCGTCAACTGCAAGTCTTGGCACTGCGTCAGCACTTGATGTTGGCACAGGTGCAAACCAAGTCGTTCAACTCGATGGGTCAGGACAGCTACCCGCACTGAACGCATCTAACTTAACTGGCATTGACGGTGTTTCAGCCGCAGCCCTACTTAAATATGGAGCTTTATAATGGCTGATACCTTAGCAGAAATCTATCGTGACACTCTTAGTGAGAGTGATTTTGACAGCAATGGTGAGGCGACGATTGTCACTACTAACTCTAGCACCTCTCATGTAATTAAGTCGGTGCAGGCGGAAGAGGTAAATAGTGAGCTTCCAATAGCAGGAACTATGGAGGTTAATGGATTTGATATTGTTGGGTTGACCGCAAACTCCAGTGGCACTGAAATTATTGCTCCAAGCTCAACGGTAAAAGTTAAAACTAATGCTATTCCTTTTACTTATCTTGATGATAGATTTTTTGTTCAGTCTAATTCCACTAACTTAGTTTCAACAACAAACGCTAAGTTAAATGGCACTGTAGCCTTAACTAACATATTAGATACAACAAACGCCTTGCCAACAGGTATGTCTGCTAATGACACTTGGAGGGTAGTCGCACCTTTTTTAGGGCCAAATAACAACACTTTCTTCTCTTTCGATAATACAAACAACACTACTAACGCATACCTGTATGATACTTCTGGTAATACTGTCTGGACTGAAACCACAGGTTATGTCCCAAAGTGGTTTGATGGGTATAGATATGTTTATCATATGACCCCCGGTAGCAGTGGCATAGATAGAGTAGACACTTGGGCATCATCAAACGCCAGTACACAACTTGTCTCTTTTAACTTTAGCGCCACTACTACATATAGTAGAACTTTTGGCATTAGAGATAAGTGGTTGTTTTTCTGGCCGGAGGCTGCGGGCAGCAGAGGCTATGCTCTCGACTTAAAAACTAATACCGTTCAAAACCTTACTACCCCAAATGCAGACAATGCTTTTGCTGCTATGAACGTGCAATTTCACGCTGTTGAAGTCAGCGATGGTTACTACATATTTGAAAACGATGGTAATGAAATACAATATTGGTCTTGGGATGGAACTGAAATCTTGGACAATACGACACAGGGTCAGCGGGTTAATGTAGCACTTAGTGGCTCTGCGGAGCAATTTAGAAATGCGGGTTCTAGTAACAAAGTCGCCGTAGGAACTAAGTTCTACTACATTAATAATAATAATAATCTTGCTTACTTTGAGTTTGAAGGTACTCCAGCTTGGGGTGGTGAAGTTACATCCAATGCTTTTGCCGCTACAGCACCTTATGGGTCTGACGTAACTTATGTTGAGGTATCGCCAACAGCGTCTGAAATTTCAGCAAGAAGTTACAATGCAAACATAGGTCTAAAACTTCGCATCACTGGCGTGACATCAACATAGGGAGATTAATATGGTACTTACTTTAGAACCAGTATCTACAACAGCATCAACAGCAACACCAGATAAGCAAATAGCACAGCGGGGTACTGGCTCTGCAACAACAGTCCTTTATACCGTACCTTCGAAACGTAAGTTTAAGGGTTTTCTGACCACCAGTTATAGCAATGATACAAACGGTACTATTATTGCCTATATAGACGGCAAGCATGTCCAGTATATGCCTAAGTCTGGGCCAATTTATCTTGATCTAGTAGCAGGTGCGGTAGTTACTTGCGGTAGTACTACTTACGCAACAGGTGTATTCGGAGTAGAGTCTGATGCCTAGTATAACAGTAAATGAAGACTTGTCTTCTCATGTTGTATCGGAGGACGGGACTAAAGAGTTTTTCTTACCTGCGTACAATCCAATTACATTAGTGCCTTTTGCTACTCAAGCGCAGGTAGAAGAGTTTGCTCATACCTTTGCACGTTCACACCCTAATGCTTGGCTACCTTTTGTTTCGGCTGAGGACCGTGCGCAAGAAGCCCTTGATGAAGTAGCATCTGCTAACCGTGACACACGCAATCAACTACTCAGTGACAGCGATTGGACACAGATACCAGACAGTGCATTGACGGATGAAGCGAAGGCTTTGTGGGTTACATACAGGACTGCGTTGCGTGACCTTACGGCGCATGAGAATTGGCCTAACCTAGAAGACGCTGATTGGCCGACGAAACCATAGGAATAAAAAATGGACAAACGTACAGTAGCATCTGCCCATGAGCGGATTGATGGCTTAGAGAAAGAGGTGATTGCCATGCAAACAGAAATGCGAATTCAATTCAAAGATCTGTTTGGCCGCGTTAAGCGCATGGAAGCAATTATGATTGGCACAACAGGCTTTATCATTGCACTCTTAGTAGCAGTGCTGACAAAGATGGGCTGACAAAATGATTGACCCTGTAACAGCGGTCGGTCTAGCCACCAGTGCGTTTAATATTCTGAAGCAGGGTATTAGTGCGGGCAAAGATATTCAAGAAATGAGCGGCACCTTAGCTAAATGGGGAGCCGCTTTTTCTGATTTTCAGTATGCTGAAGACAAAACAAAAAACCCTCCATTTTATAAGATGATGTCTGACAATAGCCAAAATGCTATAGAAATCTTCGCCCAGAAAAAGAAAATGGAAGCCATGAGAAAAGAAATAAAAGACCATATATCATGGACTTACGGGCCATCTGCTTGGGAGGAGGTGCTTCAAATAGAAGGTGAGATGCGCCGCATTCGCAAGGAAGAGGCTTACAAGAAACAAGAGATGATCGACAATGCTATCAATTTCACCCTTGGCACTATTATATTTGTTGTTGCTGGTGCGGGGATTGTAACAGGCTTTTATTATCTTGGGCGCTATCAGGGGAAATGGTAATGTGGGTTTTGGTTTGGTTTGTAGTAATCAATAACAATATAGATCATTATCAGCTTAATCAGTTCACCACTGAGATGGCGTGTGCTGAAGCTCTTGAGGATGCAAAGGTTTTAATAACCACAAGTCAAACGACGGTTTATTGTTTTGAGGTTATACCAAAATAAAAAGGGTGATTACGTTATATATGACAAAGACGGAAAAGTTGTTATAATAACGCATCACAAGCACTACGCGATAGCGCATGCCAGGAGTTTAGAAGATGACTGACTATGATCTGAATCAGAACGGAAAGATCGACGCCGACGAGCGAGAGCTTATGCTTGAGGATCGTCGCTTGCGCATGGAAGATGCGGATCACAAGCGAGATGCTCAACTTAGAATGACTTGGTTTGCTTTGTTTGGGTTGCTGATTTATCCGGTCGGCATTGTTGCGGCAGATATGTACGGATACGACACAACAGGGCAGCTTCTTGCTGACATCGCACCCACATACTTCATAGCAATCAGCGGGTTGGTTGCTGCCTTCTTTGGCTTCAGCGCAATGGGGGCTAAGAAATGATTGGTCAAATAGTAGGATCGCTTGGCAGTTTGGCTGCTAGTTATATTGATGGGAAGACTGCCGTCAAAAAGGCTGAAGCTGAGACCAAGATGAAAATCGCCACTGGTGAGATAGGCTGGGAGCAAGCTGCGATACAAGCCAGTAATAATTCTTGGAAAGATGAGGCATGGACCATAGCCTTTATAGCTATAATTGTATGCTCATTCGTGCCTCCGCTTCAGCCCTATATGAAAGAGGGCTTCGCTAATATTGAGGCTGCGCCTCAGTGGTTTCAATGGAGCTGTTATGCTAGTATAGCTGCCAGCTTTGGAATTAGAACAATGAGAGGATTCAAACGATGAGTTACAAGTTAGGCAAGCGCAGTCTTGATAGGCTGATTGGTGTTGATGAGCGTATGGTTGCTGTTGTTAAGTATGCAATCAATGTTACCAAGCAAGACTTCTCTGTGATATGTGGGCTGCGCACCATCGAAGAGCAAAGGGCTCTTGTTGCTAAGGGGGCTAGTCAAACAATGAAGTCAAAGCATATTGATGGCTTGGCTGTAGACCTTATGGCTTACGTTGACGGTGGCCGGTGGGAGCTTAATCTTTATGACGAGATTGCTGACGCTATGTCAGAGGCTGCGCGTGAGGTAGACGTTCCTATTCGCTGGGGTGCAGCTTGGTCTGTGCCAAACATTGCTCAGTACGATGAGGGCAATATGGAAGATGCAATGAATAGTTATATTGATTTGCGTAGGTCGCAGGGTCGCAGGCCATTCATTGACGGCCCCCACTTTGAACTAATGACATAGGAGATAGAGACATGGCTAAAGATGGTTTGTACTCAAATATTCACAAAAAGAAAAAGCGGATCGCCGCTGGATCTGGAGAGAAGATGCGCAAGCCCGGTTCACCAGGCGCACCAACTGCCCAGGCCTTCAAGGACAGCGAGAAGACCGCGAAGAAAAAAACCATAATGACCAGTAAGGCTTAACATGAGCAGGCCACCAGAAAGAACCGGCAACAGTGGCCGGCGTGCAGCGTTCCTGCAACGCATGGGGAACATGCCTGGGCCGACAAAGAAGAAGGACGGTACAGACACGCCGCTCCTTAAATCTTTGAAAGCCTGGGGCGCATCATCGAAGGGCGAAGCCGTTGCAAAAGGCAAGAGAATTTCCATGATGAATAAAAAGAAAAGCAGCGCATAAAAAGCTTGAAGCAATTTCATGCGCTGCTATAAATCTCTGGTGAGTGGCTATCATCACAATACAAATCGCTTTGTCCCAATTGGGCGGTTGTTTACTCGGATGACGTTGCTACCAAAAGCGCCAATCTTTTTAATATCAACGGCCACTCACACGACTTCAAAATATTATAGCGACTAGCGCCATCAGGCCGGCTCCAGAAACAAATCCTACAAGGGCGCCGACCAGGCCAGCTATGTGGATCTCATGTTCTGTGAATTTACTTTTCATTTGTCATCATCTCCCCTGCCAATGCAGCATAACCGCAAATATCTGTCCATGTATCATCTTTGCTTGGTGACGTTAATGTACGCTGCACCTTGCTCAGTATATACATATTGGCAACGTCCATAGGGCTGACAGCCACATCAAGATAAGATGTCCAAAGTTGAGCAATGCGCTTGAACGATTCATCTGCCGGCCCATAATCGTCCGCTCTTTCAGTGCTGATTATGCGCGCGGCTTCTTTGAGTATTTCATTTCTTGTCATTTTTAAACCTTCTTTCAATCCCGTCACGCGGTAGATTGTATTGCTTGACGGCCCGATCATAAGCGATCTCACTTATGTGCAGAACGTCCATGATTTGTGATTTTTTCAAGTCTAACTTGAGCAGGTAATTAACAGACCAAGCAGTGCGGGTGACTACAATGTTGCGCTTGAGCGGCTGGCTCTTAATGTAATCCCGAGCCTTGGATGCAGACGCCAAGCGCCTGTCAATCTTTTCGATTGTATTCTTGCCACCGCATTGCCCCTCGTTTCTTTTGGCGTTCAGTCTCATCAAGGCGCCCATCTCTGCCTCAGTGGGTTCCCGATTAAATGCGCGTTTAAATGACATGACGTTTATTTCAACGCCTACTACTTTGACCATTATATATTGTATCCTTTTTTTCTAAGGTCAGATGTGTATTGCTTCAGATCACGCTGGGCAATCTGAAGCTCATTGGCAATGCTCGGCCTTGCGTCTTGCCGATACCGCTCATCTTGCAAGCGATCCACTTGAGTGCGCAGGTATCGCAGTATGGCCTGATCGGCAGGAGTTAGTTCGCTCACCACCACCCCCACACAATGCCTGCGATCCATGCGTTTGCAGCGAAAAACGCGCTGATGATAATTACATAATCTTCCCAATCAGCTTTCATCTGTCATCTCCTTCAGTAACTGCTCAAAGTTTTTGCGGGTTGCAATTGCGGTTTGCAGCATGGCTGCTTCCATTCCTATGTCGGCGCTGGCCGATGATGATCGGACACCTTCTCCATAGTATTTTTTTAGTTCGTCAATGACCTTTAATTTATTGTCAATGAAACTGGTCTCTTTGGCAATTGCGGATTTGATTTCGTCGATTGTCATAAGCGTGTTCCCAATTGGTTATCTCTGGCTGCTTCATAAAAATCTCTAAAGTGAGATCTTTCTTCGTCTGTATATATAAGGCACTGCCAAATATAATTTATGTCAAAACCTATGCTTTCATCACGATTGTAAAAGACATTATCTGTGTCATCAGAGGCAACGTGATCTAGGCAGACTGTCTTAGCTGCCTTTCCTAATGGGACATATACATAACGTCCGACTAAATCCTTCAGCATGATTTCGCCTTTTGGTGACGCATCAAACCTAATTTTATCTGATAGTTTATATTTCACGGTATATTCTTTTCTAAGTGATAGGGGGGAGCCGCAGCTCCCCGGTTTGATTAGGCGCCCCACATTTCTTTTGCGATTTGTTCGCCAGACTTGTTGGGGTTGCGGATCAATCGGTCGCTAATGCGCAACAATTCATCTTCATCTTTTGCGTAAATGCCGACGTTACCGTTTGAGTGCTGGACTGCGTAGCAGTCGTCACCAAAATCAACAATGATGTTTGCGCCTTCAAACGGAATTGCTGTCATCTTTAAAATCATGTCCGTGTCTCCCTTGTTTCTGTCTATACATTACATATAGAATCTTGCTAGCAACTTTGCAATACCTTTGCTAGCAAAAAATTGCACTTGATTAAAATAATTGCTAGCACTATGTATGGGGAACGACTAGCAACCCTGGGGGAAAGATGAAACAAAAGAAAGAGCAGTGGAACCACCGCATCAAGTGTGAGCTTGCTGACGGCATGCGCGTTCTGCAAGAGAATCGGGCAAAGATGGATGGGCAAGACCCAACCCTGCGCGATCTAACTGAAGAAGCAATCTTCTTCTTTCTTAACTTCAACGGCATCAAGATCCGAGATCAAGCATGACAGTCTTTGTCGGCATAGACCCAGGCTTCACTGGTGCGATTGCATTCTACTGGCCTGACAGCAACAGCGTCGAGGTGCATGACATGCCGGTCTATAAAAACATCAAAGGCAAGACAGAGCTGAACCTGTATGAGCTGCACGAGATACTCACACCCGAGGGCGATGAGCCGCATCATGTTATCTTGGAGCAGGTCAGTGCCGTCAGAGGCAACGGTGTCAGCAGCATGTTCCGTTTCGGCCAGGCCTACGGCGCCACGCAGATGGCTATCGCAGCGCACAAGCTGCCCATGACAATGGTCACGCCGGCTAAGTGGAAGTCGCACCTTGGACTGAACAAAGACAAAGGACTCAGCCGATCACTCGCAAGCCAGAGATGGCCTGCACAGGCTGACCTGTTTAAACGTGTCAAGGACGATGGCAGAAGTGAGGCCTGTCTCTTGGCCCTATACGGAAAGCTAACAGCATGAACGGTTTTGAAAAGCACGGCATAAAGCACCTGTCAGCATCATCAATAAACCTCTGGGCCTAACGCCCCAGACGTTTGGGTTGCGTCATACCTATTCAAGAAGCGCACACCTATGGGCGCCGCTGCAATGCGTGGCATCTGCACAGAGGATGCCGTTGCCAACACACTGACCGGCAAGCTGCACAAGGCCGGCGCATTGGATCAGGCATTGGAAAAATTTGACAGCATGTTCTTTATGGCTGACGAAAAGATCACCAAGGAGCGCGCCATGATTGAGCCGTGCATGGAGCTAACGCTTCAAGAGCTTGAGCATTATGGCAAGCCTGAGTTTCCTGAAGAGGGACAGATCAAGGTCAGTATTACAGCTACCGACAGAAATGACGATGGGGAGGTAATTTGGTCGGTACCTGTGATCGGCTACCTAGATTTCGTATTCCCCGATCACGGCGTGGTCATTGATCTTAAAACAACAGGCCGCATCCCAAGCAAGATGTCTCCAGAGCATCAATTGCAACGCGCGATCTACCAGAAGGCCAGAGGCAACCAAGTGGTCAAGTTTCTTTATGTGTCATCAAAGAAAACAAACATGCTTGAAGACGGCGATCCAACAGAGATCCTTGGCAAGGCCAAGAAGCAGATCGCTCGGCTTGAAAAGTTCCTGCGCGCAGGCAGCGCAGAAGATATTAGAGAGGTCATACCCGTCAACCCTAACTCGTTCTATTGGAACGGGGCAGAAGATCTGCGGGAAGAAATGTATGGCATCTAATCCCAGCGCAGGGTTACGCGCACAACAACTCCAACAATCAAACAACGTAAAGGATACAAAATGTTTGAAATAGATCTAGGGGCATCAGGCTCTGACGTTAACACATTCCTGCAATGGTCAGCCCGTGGCACACAGGACGGCGCTGTCCGAGCCAAACAGTTCTACACCCGTGACGGTGCAGCAAAGGATGAGTTTGAAGCTGCGCAAACAAACGGCTTCGTCATTGACCTAGACAGCCTCAAGACAGGCTGGCAGAAGTCAGACGGCATGGTCGGCGTGGCGCCTGAATGGAAGTGGAACCCGACAGTCAATCAAATGATGGCAAAGCCTGGAGATGATTACAAGAAAGGCTTTTCGGTCAAGTGCGCAATCGGTGGCGGCAAGGTCGCTATGTGGGAGCAGGCAGGCGCCGGCGTATGGGCTGCACTGACAGACCTTGCTCCGAAACTAAGCCAAGGCACAAACGGCCAGATGCCACTTATCAAGATGGTAGAAGCCAAGGAGATCAAGTTCACCAAAGGCTCAACATGCTACCCGATCTTTGAGATCGTAAAGTGGGTAGACAAGCCAGACTGCCTCAAAGAAGGTGTCGCCGCAGGAATAGCAGTCGAAGAAGCTGCACCCGCACCAGCACCAGCACCAGCTCCTGCACCAGCTCCTGCTGACGCAGAGTTTTAAATGAAAAAAGCCCAGCGGTCATAGCCGCTGGGCAGTTCAGGGGAGGAATCAATGAAAATGGAAGTGGAAGAACAAATGGAAATGGCTCCCAAAACCGCAATCATTAAGCAGTTCATAGCACAGATCACAGAAAATTGGAACACTGTGGGCCAACCGCTCATAGAGATACGTTCTATCTCGCAATCTGGATCAGCAAACGCTGCAAGATTTGCACTAAAAAACATAGAAGACGCAGCCCAGCATGCCGAGGCAATGAACGCCGCCAAGCAAAACATCTACATGTGCATCAATCCAATTGACCCAATCATAGAGATACCAGCAGGCCAAGCCGCCAAAGACACAGACATCCTGGCCGCATTCTATTGCTTTGCGGACGCAGACACTGCGGGCGCAATGGAAAACATCCTGTCTTTCGCCGGCCCAAAGTTCACAATGTCGATCAAGACAGGCACAACGCCATTCGCCAGAGGCCACGCATACTGGCAGCTCGAAGAGCCAGTGCAAAACATGCAAGCATGGCGTGATGTACAAAAAGCAATCGCCGCCTCGCTCCAAACAGATGCAGCAGTCGTAAACCCATCACGCATCATGCGCGTGGCAGGCACAGTCTCATGGCCCAACCAAAAGAAACAAGACAAAGGCTATGTCCCAGAGCTGGTCACAATGCGAACAGAGTTCTCAACAGACAGAGAACCAGTTGAATTTGAACGCATGATGCGCGCTTTCCCAAAGGCAGAGCCACAAACTGCTAGCACAATCAACATAGACCTCGGCCAGCAAGCAATGGACAGGCAGATGGCAGTCCAAGATGTGCTAGCAGGGGACGATTGGCACAGAAACATGGTGCGCTTGGTAGGATCATACGTCAACAAAGGCCTAGCCGACGAAGAGATCCACGCGATCACGGATGGCTTTACCCTCGGCGGCTACTCAGTAGAAGAAACAAGGGCAGAGGTGCAGAAGGCAATTGACGGCGCCAGAAACAAAGGCTGGACGCCACCACCTGATCCAGCAGCCGAGCGCATGGAGCAGCAGAACCAAACATTGCAGATAGCCACAGAGCCAACACAGAGCCACACAGAGGCCGACACAGGCAATGATTGGCCAACACCCTATGAAATGTTTGACGCCCTCACGCTGCCGCGCAGAGAGTGGGTGTATGGATACGATTACATCAAGAAATACATCAGCGTCACAGCATCAGCCGGCGGCATAGGCAAGACATCCGCAATCATTGTGGAAGCACTGGCAATATCGACAGGCAAAGACCTGCTTGGCGTAAGGGTCAAGGAGCAGTGCAACACATGGGTCATAAATTTAGAAGATCCTATCTCAGAACTCCAAATGAGAACCATAGCAGCAATGCAGCACTATGGCCTCAAGCCAGATGACATCAAAGGAAAGCTGTTCATGGATGGCGAGGACACCATGCAGATCACGCTGGCAGCAGAAGGAAGGGACGGCCTGATCCAGAACGATGAGCTGCTGGCATTCATGATCCGCAAGATCAAAGAGAACAACATAGGTGTCGTAGTGATCCTAGATCCCTTCATATCAGCTCACCTGGTCAATGAGAATAATAATGGAAGCATCCAGGCAGTCGTGTCAATGCTCAGGAAGCTGGCAAGAGACACCAACAGCTCAGTACAGCTCGTGCATCACATCCGCAAAGGCAACGGAGAAGACGCAACAGTGGATTCAGTGCGCGGTGCAGGCAGTCTGATCGGTGCAGCAAGAGCAGCAAGAGTGATAAACAGGATTACACCAGAAGACGCAATGGCACTCGGGGTGGACGAACAAGAAGCACTCGGCATATTCCGCCAAGACGATGGCAAGGCAAACCTCGCACCGCCATCAGACAAGGCAACATACCGCCGCATGATTTCAGTCGAAATAGCAAACTCTGAGTTGATTGGTGTAGCCACAGAGTTCAAACTTCCTAATTTATTCGACGGCGTGACAACCAAAGACCTATACGATGTCCAAAGAACAGTCGGCAAGGCAGAGGAGAACGACAAGGCATACCGCTCAGACATCAGAGCAAAGAACTGGATCGGCAATGCAGTCGCAGAACAGCTCGACCTCGACACAGAAAAGCCAGGGGACAAAGCAAAGGCAAAGGCAATCGTCAAGAAGTGGATCAGCACAGGCAACCTCAAAGTCGCAGAGATAAGAGACAGCCGAAGCGGAAGAGATGTGCCGTGCGTGGTGGTCGGGGAGTGGGTCAATTGGGAGGAAGTTTGATGCTGGTTCCGCACTTCCACAGTTGTTTTTCTGAACTGTGGATGAACTGTGGAACTGTGGAAGAAAAGGCCACAAATAGTTCCACCACAGTAGTTGTATGTATATGCATACTACTGTGGTGGAATGTGGATTATATGAAACTGTGGTGATTTAACTGTGGAGATGATGATGACAACGCAGAAGCCTCGGAGGCCAAGGCGACAAAAGAAGGCAGACAGGTTATTCAACCCGCAAGCGCATAAGGATCAAATCATGTGTGACTACGCAATAGCTCCAATGGATCGGCTGGCAATACAGATGGACACAAAGTGGGGCATCGACATGCTGCCAGAATTGGTAAGCGTCGAAACAGCACAGAAGTACGGATCGGCAATGGCAAAGATGAACAAGGCTATCGAAGAAAACAATCCAGAAGAATGCAAGGTAAGAGCAGAGGTCGTAGTAAGAGGCCTCAAGGCAATGGACGCAGAAGCAGAGAGACTAGGCGCACAGAGAGCCTCAACAGACATTTGGGAGATGGAACTGGATGGCGAGACCTTTGGCATTATGAAAGACGGAAGGTCGTGGCAGAAGATCAAAGAACAACGGCCAGACCTAGAGCTGCTGACGCTCAGAGAGGTGGCACTCGCATACCGAAACTTCCGAGACCACAACGCAGGAGAGTTCGAGAAGGCAGTCAAAGAATCCTTCCCAGCAGCAGAGGTGATCGACATCCGAGCAAAGCCGAAAGTGTTTGATGATGACATCCCATTCTGATAAAAAGTAATTGCCCGTTGAGCTGCTTCCACTTGTTTCCACAGCTCAACACTCAACAACTGGCCCAGCATTATTGCGCTGGGCCTTTTTTGTGCTATGATCCCAA